AAAAGGTTCGAAAACGAGGGTCTTGGCTTCTTAACCAAGGCCTTACCTGCTTTAGATGAAGCTCTATTACTAGGGCTTACATCTGGCAAGTTCACCTGCCCCGTTGGGTTTAAACCACTCAAAGGGGGAACAATCCCGAGATTTCTCTCAGGTATGTTCTGTGAGGTTTTCGATCCGTTCACCGGAATCCTTAAAGAGTCCCGAGATATTGGGATACTCAAGTGCCTTCACGGCATGTTGAGAATCTTTAAGAAAACTCAAGTATCTGCAGAAGATGAGGACATTCTTCATCAGAAGGCGGTGAACGAGTTTTACCAGTGTGATGAGCGTGCAAGTAGGGTTGTAATACCCGACAGGCACGACCATCTCATTGGTCGTGTTTGTAAGATCGTTCTAAATACCCTCAACTCAAAGGATATCGAAAATGCGAACTACAAACACGGTCCCGGTGCGGTCTTCGAAGGTTACAAAGCGAACGAAAAGTTCATCGCCTTGTACGAAGCCGTCAGGAGTGACGACCAAGTGCTCCATGAATGCGGGTTATGGGGTATCGACGAAAGTCGAGACCTTGCAACTCGAATTCCCACTTCATCCCGATCCGATGGCGACTCCCCGCGAGAGCAGGGAGTACAGCGATCAGTATTGGAATCTAGTGGCCTCCGGAGGGTAATCAATTATGACAAAGGTAGCCATAATTGCTCGGGTCGGGAAGTTTCTTTTCAAGAAAATTCTCGTTCCGTACCTCCAGAAATGGGGTCTCCTTCGAAGTTAAACCGAGCCTCTAGAGGCAGTGCAAGACTAATTTCCGTTGCGAAGAATTCTACTTCGCGACGGACTATTACGGTTGAGCCAATGTTGTACCAGTTTGTACAGCAAGGACTCAACACCTTACTCAGAGATAGTATATCCGAGTGTAAGGTTTTACGTAACAGTATTGCACTTACCGACCAAAGCTTAAACCAAAAGTTAGCTTTGGAAGGCTCCCTTTACGACAACTGGGCAACCATCGACTTGAAGTCTGCTTCAGATTTACTCAGTGTATCACTGGTTAAATCAGTATTCAGACATAACGCTCGTTTCCTAGAGCGCATGATGGATTGCCGTTCTCCCTTCGTTGAGTGTAATATCAAACCTACACTCTCTTTAGGGAAATTTGCCGGAATGGGTAACGCTTTAACCTTCCCAGTCCAATCTATCTGCTTCGCGGTAGTCTGCTTAGCAGCGATTATGGACGTTGAGGGTTGTAAACCCTCTTTCAGAAGGTTGGAGCGCGCCTCTAGGCATATCCGCGTTTACGGAGATGATATTATCATCTCAAAGCGGTATGCTCATCAGTGTGTGGCCTGGCTTCAAGACGTTGGCTTGCAAGTCAACGACAAGAAGAGCTTCCTTAAGGGAAACTTTAAGGAGAGCTGTGGTGTTGATGCGTTTTGTGGGGTTGACATAACTCCACACTACGTCAAGCACCAGCCAGACTTTGCCTCAGCTAGTCCTAGTATTATTGCCGGCTTTGTTGAGCTTTCCAACTCTATGTGGTTGGATTGTCTCTACGAGGCTAGCACCTGGATTAAGAATGGAGTAGAGGACGCCTTAAGAAAGCGCCTCCCGCTCGTATCTCAATCTTCTGGCTTACTAGGGTGGCATACTCGTCATGACTCGATGACAGCACATAAGTGGTGTCGTCGTACACATCAGCTCAGAACTAGATCTGTTGTGCTTAAAACGGTTAAACGCCGTGATAAGTTAGACGGTTATGCCGCACTCTTCAAATGTCTTCTGGCCAACCCCGAAATTCGTACCACTGAACAGTGGCACGAGTTTCATCAAGGGGGTCGGGAGTTCCAAAAGAGTCTAATTCCTAGGCCTTTGGCCAAGGAACCGGATCATCTGGAGAGTACCTCAGTACGGTATAAAACCCGTATGAGTTCGAGGTGGGTGCCGACCCTTTCTAGGGGCGGTTTAAATCCTTCGTTATAAACTTACGAAGGTCAGAGATGGCAAGGAAGAACTATGGAGAAAGAATATCTCCTTTGCCGGTTTCCTAGGAAACCGGTTTAGTTCAACCCCTTCAGTTGCCTTTTTGGTTGATTTTCC